AATAATTGTTAGCGTAGGTCTATATGCTCCATACTTTAAACCCCTAACTTTCTGACCTGTACCACGAATTAAACATTTACACATTACATTCGGGTTCCCACTACTGTCAAAACCGCCTATAACTTCTTTTTCTTCCTTACCCCAAACGGCACCTTTTCTGTCTCCAAAAAAATAATGGATTTTAGGATTAAACTCTATTTCGTTTCCAATAGCTTCTAAGTTATACTTAGACTGCATTTCAGATTCCGATATAAGCAATAAAAATCGCTCTTCACCAAATAATATGCGATGTAAAGGGTATATAAGATTAATAAATGTTGATTTTGCGTGGTCTCTTGGCGCCACTACGGCTAGTTTATCACCTGAGGCCATACCTATTAAGGTCTTTGCTATTTCGCGATGAAATTCGGGAGATTTAGAACGAACATGAAAATGCATAGGGTTTTCTTTATCGCCAAATAAAATTTCTGCAAATGTAAAAATATCTAAATACATAGACTGGAGCATTTCCAATCTCTGTTTTTCAGATAAAGCTTTTAATTTTTTTTCAACTTTCGCCATTTGTACCTGTAAAATTCTCTAAAACCTCCATTCTCTCATTACAGGAATCAATATCCTCAATTAATGCGAGTATAAACTTTGCTACATGCCCATCAATTTCGTAATAAACATTATCAATATTCATTATTGCTAGTTCGTCGACGTTTATATTATTACTCTGTGACTGAGGCTGGCTTACGTATCCCGTTGTCTTTATTTCTTTCTTTTGTTCCATATGTAGTCTCCGCAATAGTTTTTCGTACAGATGATAATTTTTTAATGTCGCCATCAGACAATGCGAATACACCTTCAACACTTTCTTCTCGTTTTTCTTTAGCAAGATGACCTAGCATATCACTAACTCTATTTAAAGCATTTAACCTTGTTGCGGCAGGAGTTTCTGAGTTTTCTATAATATCCCTGTAGCGGTCAGCAACGTAATCATCATCAAGCCCCAACGCACTTAACTTGTCTCTCATATTCATAGATATATACTCCCTAATATGCTTTCTTTTTAAAATAGTAAGACCGCGACGCAAGGCCTGTTCTGGATTATTATCAGAATAAACAGATTGGTAAGCAAGAATAACGGATTCTGTATCCCACATTCCAAGCTTATTTGTAATGCCGTGTAAAAAAAGGAAATCAACAAATGTTTTTTGTTTAGCAGTCGGCCTAACATTTTTAATTAAATCCCCGGTGTGTCGCTTATCTAAATCCCAATCATGTTGTTTTTTAGCGTAATAATGTTTTTTATGGCATCCGCGCTCTCCATATCCTGTCCTTATAAAAATATAAGGTTTTTTAGTGTTTGCGAACTTTTTTGTTTTTCTGCCGATACATTGGATTACTTTATTATCATAAGTAAGTATCCAATCTCCAACCTTTGCGTCCCTCCAATTAGGTATAGGAGATATATTTAACGCACTAGCTTCTTCCGTAGTGTAAACATCGAACTGTTTACCTCGGCATTCTACTTTCATTACTGTTTTCTAGCTCTTCTAGCTCGTAATCTTTTAGGTTTTTTTGCTGTTTTAGCTGAATTTTTAAAATCTTGACTTGATGGTGCGCCTTCTGAACCTACTTTTCGCATTTTCTCACCGCTACCGGCAGCAATTCTCTTGCGCTTAGCATGAATGTTAGCATATAAACCGGGTTTTTTCTTAGTAGCCACTTTTCTTTACTCTTTTTCCAGTCTTTTTAGCCATTTTTTTTGCGCTTTCTTTTCCTTTTTTAGTATAAGGAAACTTTTTCTTACCTACTTTTGGCATTTCTAACCTTTTTTCTTGTTATTATTAGCAAATTTTCTAGCAGAGTCGACAGAACCAAAGCCCCAAGCCTTTAAAGCAAGCGCTTTTCTTGTTGGTCTACCTTTTGAATCTTTCATCGGGCCTTTCATGCCCGCAAACCGCGCTGCAAATGATACTCTACGAGGATTTGTGCCTGATTTCACAGGTGCTTTTAATGTTCCACCGGTTTCAGACTTATAACTAGCTCGCCCTTTAGCATTTAAACCGCCTTTAGGGTTCTGCCCCTCTTTTCTAGTCCAAGCAGCGCTTTTATTTTTACGATTTCGGAGGCGTTTAGCCAACGTAAGCTCCTTTTTCTTCTACTTTGTAAGAAACATACTCCTTGCCGTTAGCTGATGTTTTCTTCCATCCGGCAACTTTTACTTCCTTACCGCCAATCTTACCTTGACCTGTAAAATCTGGTTGATTATCACTTGATTTGTTTTCGTTATCAAACATACTAAATGTGTTATCTTTTGCTTCGTAAGCCATTATACGCTCCTATTTTGGTTAAAAAATAATTTTTTGCCCCGGAATAAATATAACGATAATGTTACAGTAGTTAAAAGTAAAAAATGGTTGATTTTGCAACCTAAGGTTTATAAACCTAAGGTTTATATTTATTAATTATATATATTATATAATACTATATACTTCTACTTCTACTTCTATATGCATGGCAAGGCTATAGCTAAGCTATAGCAAAGCTATGGCAAAGCCATTTTATAAGTATGGCATTGCTATTAAGTATTAATATTGTTAGATATAAAAACCTACTCCCAACCTACTCCCTAACTACTCTATGTACCAATAAACACTAAATAAACATGTTTATGAGGCACTTAAAAACTGTGCAAAAAATGGATAGGACGTACTATACGTATGCACACCCGGCTCGTTTCTCGGACGACTCACTCGATTCTCGTTGAGTTCGCGTTTCGCGTTGGCTCTCCCCTCGCTAGGCGCAATCATTCATATCTTTGCGACCATTTACCCTAGTTTTGCCTACGTTTGAGACTTATAGCCGTCGGTTATATAAGTTTCGCTTGGTTTTGGCTAGCTTTCATGCTTAAGTTTGGATGTCGCCGACGGACAGAATCAGTCGGATTCAAACTAACGAACTTACGCGTAAGGATAGCACCCTATGCGTAGAACAGGAGAAAAACCATGATAACAATCATACAAAACCCGAACACCCAGAACGCACATACACCCAAGCACACAGACGTATGCACACCACGCGAAGAGCAGGCTCTTCTAGCTTACGACGAAGAGTTTCGTGCTGACTTTCCTACGTGTACGTACACCAAGAAACGCGAAGCTGAACTACGCGAGGAAGCATGGCTCACCGCTCAAGACGGAATGCTAGCACTTCTCGACGAGAACGGCGAAATGCCTATGGACGCGTTCGTATAGACAAGGCGCGCGCTCATACACCGGCAAAGCCGGCAAAGCCTAGAGACGGCTCTATCCCTTTGGGATAGCTAGGTTCGATTCCTAGCTAGGCTTCTATACCCTCGGCATAGACCGAAATGCGACCTATCCGAGCGACTTCAACCTATGGGAGTAATACGTAGTATTACACCCAGCAAATAAAAAAGCTTGTGCTAGAACACCCTATAACGACGGCATAGAGTGTAACAGCAAGAACACCCAAAACCATAGCCGTTACAAATGGAGTAAACACCCAATGAATAGCCATAATAAAAACATATTCTTCACACCCAATGAAGAACACTTTAGTAAGGAGCAAGTAGATGGGATTGATAAGTTCATGTCAGAACCAATAGTGAAGGGATTGGTGCAAGTAGTCGGCGGACACTTTGACGGATTAACTTACGAATATGAGTCGGATATTATACTTAATCCTACTTGGTTTGACTTACTTAGCATAGCTAAGCAACAAAGCCATTGGACACAAGACACTCACCATGTCTTCTTGGAAAGTTTCGAAATTGTTAATGCTTTTAGATATATAAAAGCTAGCGAACTAGGACTTAATATCAACGAGTCTAGCGAGAGGAAGCAAAAAATAAGCTTAGTCTCTCTATTCTTAGGCAGTTAATAAACAACCAACAATAAACCATAGGAGAGAACTATGCAGAGAATAACAATAAAAACACTACGTAAAAAAGTTGATTATTTAAATCAATTAGTCGGCAAAGAACGCGAAGAAATAGGTAGCTACGAGTTGGACGGCGCGTACGGCGGTTACAAGCTAGAAATGATAGTAAACGAAAGCCTTGGAACGCGTGAAATAACACGCTCTAGATTAACGGCTAGAGAATTATACTACGTTATCGAGGGTATAGTCGAGGTTATATATTATAATGCCGAGAGATATTATGATTGCGGTAATTGTGGCGGTGGATTTAAACGACATGAAATGAAATTCACAGAAGACTATGATGTCTGCAATAGTTGCTATGAACACGAACTAACATGTGATTGCGAAGGGAAAATTTGCAAGCTAAAATGTAATCATTGCGACTTGGATTATATCCAAACATCAATATATGGAGGTAAATAATGAGGGTATTTAATCAAGCTATAGACATGATGGCTAATGCCATAGAGGAATTTATGAACTTTATCGAATGGCTATTAATCGAGAATAATACACAGGGCTTAAAAATACTCATGGCGTGGATGTCACTAGGATTGCTCTTCGCGTTGATAGAACTATGGACACGAGGCCTTTAATATTATTTCTAGCATAAGAATGTAAATGATTATGCTAGAAATAATAAAACAATACAACCAACAACAAAACCAACCGCCGAAAACGGCAAGGAGATTATAGATGGGAAACTATACAAGAATGGAATTAGATGCTATGAAACATAGCAGAATTAAAACACTAGCTATCACTAAGTGTCGACAACTCGACAAGGCTAGTTCTTGGGTACAATCAGCTAAGCAGTACGAACTGATAGACTTCCTAGTCGACAACAAAGTTCCAACACCGCCGGAAGAGTCTACACCGAGGAGACCGGAAGCACCAACACCGCAACCGCAACCACAGACGGCGCCAAGTGGTAGCCTAGAAGACATGCTAGCTGACAAGGTAGCAGAGAAACTTGGAGACGACATTTACAAACGAACCGAGAGTATCAGAGATACTTTTATTGAAGGTGTTGCCGAGGAAACAACCAAAATGAATCAGTTAATTGACGACAAACTAAAGGAACTGCAAAACCCGGTCTATGTCAAGATTAACGATGTCGAGGTTAAAAAAACCGATGGCTTAAAGCATAAGCAGTTTCCATTTGTGCTAGAATGCCTTAAGCATTTCAAGAGAGTGTGGTTGTGTGGGCCAAGTGGAACCGGCAAATCATTTCTCATCGAACAATGCGCTGATGCACTAGGCTTTAACACCGACGAAGATAACTACGAATATCTCAAAGGTAGCGCCGGAGTCACAGAATCACATATGACAGGGCGAATGACATTTGACGGCACGTTTATTGACGGCGCAGTAGCAAGGTCATTTAGGAATGGTTCATTCCTATGTCTCGACGAGTTTGACGGCTTCGATGCTAATTGCGGTCTAGTGTTTAATAGTGTCTTCGACAATCAGGGTGTGCTAGCAACTCCAAACGACAAGGACAATCCGGTAGCTAAGAAACACGACGACTTTCATGTAGCGGTAGCGAGTAATACATGGGGTGACGGCAACGACTTCGAGTTCGCCGGCAGAGGTCAATTAGACCTAGCGACCTTGGATAGACTGCAAGCAGTCAAAGTTCATGTTGATTACGACAGAAACGTAGAACGTGCATTAGCCGGAGATTTTACTGACATGGCAAATGTACTCTGGAAACTTCGAGACCAATGCAAGAGTGAGCATGTTAGACGTACCATTAGCACGAGGTTGTTTCTTGACGGCCAAACATGGAGGCTAGCAGGCAAATCAAATAAGCAGTTTCTCGACATTGTAACTACAGGGTGGACGAAAGAGGAACTGAGTAAAGTTAATGTTAACGGATTATTAAAGGAGAGTAAATAATATGAGTATGCAAATTCTAGAACCAAAAATTATCGACGACCAATACGAGGGTAAACATGCCGTAGTGCAAATTCCCAACGTAAAAACAATGCTAGACATTATTGACGACAATGATTTGTACACTCATAAACGTACAAAAACATGGCAATACGGCAAGCATGTTGTAGGGCGCGAAAATGTTCAACGCGCTTTGATGGTCGGCAGAACATCGGATGCTATGATGAAGACATACCAAAAACTTCGTTCTAGCATAGACACTAGACTCGACGTATCTAAGTTTGCCGGCATGGGTTTGTCATGTAAGCGTAAACGAGTTCGCAGAGACGACGGCGACGACTTAAGTATGTCGAGATTAATGGGTGGTAGCGACCAATATTGGGAAACTACAATTCGCAAGTCTAAGCGTGCAAATGTTCGTATTGGTATGAACATGGCAATAGCATGTGGTCACAAGGAAAAAGATTTTGCAAGACTTGGAGCCACGCTAGCATGCATTTGTGATGTTATTACAAAACTTGGCTACGGTGTCGAGGTTATTGCTTACAATTTTGCCGGATATAGTGGTAGCAAAAATTGGAATAGATTTGGTATATCTATACCATTTAAGCTAGCAAACGAACCGCTTGATGTACATAGACTTATGACTGCCGGCCTACCCGGATTATTCCGCGACTTTATGTTCGGACTCATGGAAAAAGTGTATGGGTTTGATGGGAGTCTAGGCTACCAAGTAGAAACCACAGATACATATAAGCGCGAATTAAATCTAATCCATGCAGTAGAACAACGATTCTGCAAAACCGATGCCGATACTATCGACGGACTAGAAAAAGCACTTCAAACAATAGCAAAGCCACCTAAGTGGTTCAACCATGTTTAATTATTATTATTTAAACGTAAGTGATAATAATAATAATTAATAAACACAGGAGAGAAATAATATGAACACGTACATAATTATTGTAAACGAAGGTTATGGTCGTATAGGAATTGCCGGCACTTTTGATTCTATGCATGATAATGACATAGCATTAATACAAATATTGGCGCAGTTACAATGCCTATATAATTTTAATAAAAAAAGAGTTCTTGTCGAACTAGGATTACCACCGGAATATGAAAAAAAATTAAATGCTAACGATTTTATTTTAAACAAAGATAACGGCTTTATAGAGATTCATGATTATGAAATTAGTTTGAGAAAATTAGCAGATTACAAAAATTTTAATAATTTTTACAAAGGAGAAAAATAACATGAACATATTCGCATTAGACCTTTGCCCAACTAAATCAGCACAAATGCAACATGATAAACATGTTGTAAAAATGGTGCTAGAATCAGCGCAAATGTTATGTTCTGCATTCGACCAAGACAAACATGATGTGCCTTACAAAAAAGCGCATTATAATCACCCTTGTACAATTTGGGCGCGTAATTCTTATTCTAATTTCGAGTGGCTGGCCGCGCATGGAATTGCGCTAGCACAAGAATATACCCACAGATACAAAAAAACACACAAATCACAAGCGGTCATACAATGGTGCATAGATAACATGTGGCTTGTTGATATGCCTACCTACGAATTGACTCCATTTGCTCAAGCTATGCCGGACAAATATAAAAATACTAAGGCTACGAAAGCCTATCAAGACTATTACGTAGGTACAAAATTAAACAACGCTAAATGGACGGACAGAGCAGTTCCTAGCATTTTCCAACCACATATTAATTGATTATTACTTGAAACTTTAGTGAAAGTAATAATTAATTAAATAAACCAACAGGGGGCAACATGAGCTTCAAAAAAATCGACACAGAAACAAGTTTAGGTGTTTCAAAAAAAGCAAAGGATAAAATCGTAGACGAAATGGTAGGAATATGTGATGCAATAACAGACAAATCAGCGTGTGATGAAATTCTAGCATATTCTACATCGGCAATATTAAGGTCGATAACCAAGGTTATGAGCAGTCTTTCAAAAAAAGATATTAGCCGAGATGCTAAAATACACATTGTAGCAACGCTTACGGCAGACCTAGAGGATTTTGTTTTACCAATCCATGCAAAGCTTAGAAATGAGGACGTTAGTAAGGGGCGATTTGATGCTAGCAGAGTAGCGAGAGATGCTAAAGCAATAGAACCCGATGAATCTATACAAGTTACCCACAGAATCACAGACGAAGGACAAGAGATAGGTGTTAGCATAGGAAGAAGAGCGCCTAAAGACATTAGTGATGCGCTAGAAAATTACAATGCCGACGAAATTGTTGGCCAATCTTAAACAACAAAAAAAAAGGAGCATAATACATGCAAAAGATAATCGAAGTATCAGACAATTCTCAAATAGTAGTATCTAGAGATACTGTAAATGGAAAAACCTTTGGACAAGTTCGTACTTGGATACGAAAAAAAGGCACAGACGATTTTATTCCGACTCGTAAGGGCATAGCGTTCTCATTGGATAAAACCGATAAGATTGTCGAGGGTTTACTTGTGCTAGCAGATACCGAAAAGGCGGAATCATAGAGCAGTAAGAATCACGTACCAAGGGGGCGGTTTATGGTTTTCCGCCCCCACAAACTATAAAAATCAACTTAGGAGAGCAAACACTTGAGTAGTTTATATAAAAATGGAAAATCTTATTATCTTAGTGTCAATTTAGGCGGAAAAAGAAAAGTAAAAAGTTTAAATACTAAGGATGAATTTGTTGCAAAAGCAATAAGGTCTCAAGTAGAACTTGAAATACAAAGAGAAATTAGAGGATTAAATAATAAATGGGCAAAAAGTTGGACTAAAGATTTACCATCAGATTTATATGTTAAAAATTCTTTAGTCAATGGGAAAGTAGGCGAATTGTATGTTGATGCAGATTTATTAAAAAGAGGGTTTTCACCATCAGAGGCTAAACTTGACGATAGCGGTGTTGATAGAATTGTCGAAATAAGAGATTCTAGGAACAGGAGTAAATTTATTACTTTACAAATAAAATATTCCTTAGGATACAATAGTGAAAATTCAATTATGTTTGATGTGAAAAAATCGAGAGCAGATTGGGTGGCTTTTGTTACAGAAATTCAACACCCTAATGGATTAATAACTCCAATAGTAATGTATATGAGAAATAAAAGAATCAACAAAAGATGGACTATTAATATTCAAGTTAAAGATTTAGAAAATAACAGACAAAATAAATTAGTTCACAAATGGACTGATTTTATAAATCCGAGGTTTTATAAATGAGCGAAACAACAGATTATATAGACAAAGAAAGTCAAATAGAAAGACTTCAAGAAATAGTTAACGAAACTGATTACAATCTAGTTTATTGCGGAAAGTGTGGAATAGTTTTAATTGTATTAACTATGCACGAGTTAGTTAAATGCGATGATTGTGGATTCCACTCTGACCAATGCGACTTTTCAGACATAGTTTATTAATTATTACTTGAAACTTTAGTGAAAGTAATAATTAATTAAAATAACAACCAACAGGAGATTACATGGAAAGCAAAACACAATTTTACACATCATTAGCATATGTTCATCTTATGATGTGGAATTTTATTTCCGATACTATAAAAAATAAAAAAGAACAAAAACAATGGGTTGATTTGGTCGGTAGAATGGTCGGAGATATTGCAACAACTGCGCTAGGCGAGGAAGCAAAAGGAAAAGAATATGGAAAAATATTGGAAGCGCTTACCGAAAATTTTAACTTAGCATTGAAAAAGCGTAGGGAGGATATGAAAAACGCTGATAAAATGATAGAGAATGCAATTAGTATTATTAACCAGAAATAGGAGTGCTAGCATGAATGAAAAAACAATTAATTGCAGTCTGTGCGATAAAGAAATTTTAGACAAGGAAAGCAATAATGCTGAGCCTGTTAATAATGGACGTTGTTGCTATGATTGCAATCTTGAAACAGTTATTCCTACTAGGCTTAGTAAAATATTATGAGTAAGCCTAAAATATATAAGCACAATAAAAAAGAACTTACGCTAGAAGAAATGCAAGAACTTGTAGGTGGATATATACAAGTACTTACGTCTAAAGATGGTAAAGCTGATATTGTGATTGATGAAGAAGGTAAATTAAAAAGCAAATCGCCTAATTTTGAGGCTACAAAACTATGGTTGGGAGATAATCGTGATGAATGGTACGATATTATTGTAGGAGATGCGATTATTTGCACAGACAAGGCGAGGCTTAGTTAATATATAACAGAAAGGGGGAATAGCACTCCCCCTTTCAACAACCAACAACTAACACCATATACGTGGAGAAAAACCATGTTTTTGGAGTGTTGTTAATAGAATTTACTGAATATAAACCTAACTTTCTAAAACATTTTTAATATCTTCTTGTGTAGGATATATTTTCGTGTCCGCGTCTTCTTGCGATAATATAAATTTATTTTGTTCTTCTTTCTCTTTTTTCCATTCAGATTCACTATCCATAACACCCAAAGGTGAGTATTTATACGAAACATTTGCGGGAACATCATTCCATCCCCGCAGTTCTAGCGCAAGCTTCTCTATTTGTTTGAACGCACTTCCTTTTCCCAGTTTACCATTTCGTGCTAGCTTACAGGTTTGGATAATCCCGTCGGTTATCTGATAAACTTTACTAGCGCTATTTTTTAGATGCGCGCCTAGATGGTCACGTTGTTCTTTATAATGTTTTTTTAGCACTATCTCTCCTTTGTTTTAGTTTTAATATTGCAGATGCTAGATATATACAACCATCTAATAACTCTTCTAAGGCCTCTAAGTGCCAATCTCTGCCGTCATTTACATCCAACTCTTCAGTATATTCGCGCTTACCAATTTCAAGCCTGTCTTCGAGCAATTTTATAATATCTTTATTCATCTTCATCCTCATTAATAAGCTTATATCCTTGATG